AAATCTCTAACCATCTGATAAACGGAATCTCTATCAGCGACCGCTTCTTGTTCAGCGCCAAAGCCTGTTCTTAATCTTGCCGTAAATACGGTTGAATCCGATTTTGTGACATAAACGGTTTCGCCTTTTTGAAATTGTGTAAGACCGACATATGTAATATATAAAACATTAGGATTGAAGTCAAGCGGTTCGTCTGCTGTGCCGTATACCGAATATCTAATCGTTGCTACTGCGCCTGAAACTAAACCTTGTATTTTTATATTTGCTGTACTAGTACCATCATCAATGTCATTGATAGTACCTCTAAAATCAGCTTCTGAGAATCCACCTTGTATTGTTGCTGGGTCATAAGCAATAACAGGACCCTCTAAGTATTTTGTACCTACGAGAGATGAAGTGTTTTCAGGAAATAAATTTTCTCCGTCCCATAATCCCTCTTCTGGTGCAATACCACCATTAACTACTGATATAAATGCCTGAGCGCCACCACCTTCGGTGCCTGTGTTATCAAACACAAGTCTATCGCCAATGTCAAAGTCGTAACCACCATCATCAATAATGATTTCACTAATTTTACCACCACCAATTTCGGTAGTAACAAATTGAGCGCCTTCACCACCACCTGTTAATACAATCTTGTCATTAACTTCGTTTAACGCACCATCATTAATAATTATTTTGTCGCCAGGAATACCAGTTACTTCCGCTTTAATAAAACTATCAGTATCATCATTTTCGGTACCTCGTACATTTTCACCAACTAAAAATGTTCCGTTAGTTGTTTCATCATCAATTGTAAATTCTGTAATAGAATGGGATCCAAAATTATATTTGAAAACATTTTCTACAATTGCTGTTGCACCGGATGTTTGACCTGTAATAGTACGACCAATTAATTTTACGGTATCAGTAACGCCATCATTGATAGCTCTTAGAATACTTCTAGTATCATATTTACCGTCAGATACTCTTAATAAATTTTCTCTAGGATAAACCGTTTCTGCAACATTACCAAATAGTATTCTAAAAAATATCTTATTACCTTCAGCTGTACCTTTTAATCTGTACAATGATTTGATATTTTTAATTAATGTTCTTTTGTCTAAGCCATCTGTTAAATTTTCTGGAAGTGTTGCTAAAAACTCATGTCTAAAATTAGTTAAGAATGAAGAGATAGCATTATCGGGGTCTCTGTAAGAAACTAAGTCTGCAATGTTCTTTACAGGATTTTCTCTATAAGTTGTTATCTTAGCTGAGGCACGGCTTGATTGACCAACAATAGTTTCGCCGAGTTGAAATTTATTTTGTGCTGTAATGAATAATCTTTGTTTACCTAAATCTTCGGCAACAATTGTAGCTTCTGCATTTGATGTAGAACCTTTTACTACTTCACCATTTGTAAATTTACCAAATAATGAGGATTCTAATATTATTTTATCATCACTATCTAATTGTGTTCTATTAGAACCTAAACGACCAGCGTCCAGTAAAAGTAAATTTACCTGGTTAGTTTCTGTTTCTAATAAAATACCGTCAGTAGTTTGAACTTCATCAACACCAATCTCCACACTCTCAAGGAATGTGTAATATGTTTTTAGAAATTGTACAAACTTCGGGTGGTCTTCAACTACAAATTCGGGTAGTTGTGAAGATATAATTGAAGATATTTTGTCATTGAATTTTGCCATGCTTCATTAGTAACCACTTGCTGGTGTGTATCCTACTCCCGCTGTTGACGAACCGCCTACAAATGTATCAGGTTCTACGGTGATACTTAATACTTCTTCGTCAATTTCTACAACCTGATTTCTTACTGGTACAATATCTTTGGAATCAGGTTCAACCGTTACTTCGATATTAGTTGAAACTCTACCTCTGATATTTGATACACTAGTAATTGTCAATGAGTTAATAGAAACGATACCATTTGTGTAGTCTATTGTTCCTTGTGTAGGATTAATTATCTGTTTAATACCAGAAGACATATAATATCTTCTAACATTACCACTTCCGTCATCATCTAAAAACATCTCATTAGTATTACCATCAACAAAGAAACCTGAAGATTTTAAAATACCCCCATGTTGTGAATTGTGACCTTCATGTGGATGATAAAATTTATTTCTGTAATACAAGTCATATTTTGTAGAAGCACCAATAGTTGGTTTTAATAACTTCTTAATTTTGATACTAGAAATATTTGATACAATACTTTCATCAACATTATCAAGTGTAGATGTTAATTTAGAAAATCTAAACACACCGTCAAATCTTTGCAAAGTATTTACATTGTAGTTTTTAATAGCTGTAATAATTTCTGATTGTATTGTTTCTTTTGATTTAACGGTAGCCTTTGTATCGTATTTTACATTTGATGTAAATACAACATATGTGCTTTCTGGATCCACAATCTCTGGTCTAACTGAAGCCACATTGAATTGTTTTAACTTAGTAATTAAGTCATTTTTTGTAGCGTTAGTTAAAGTTGAACCTGAAGCTGCTTTAATAGAAATCTTTACTACACCATAAATTGGTGTTTCTTCATCTTCACCACCCCAAGCACTAACTGATAATGCGTTAGGATATAAACTTCTAACAAGTGTTTCATAATCTTTACTTGTTACTGCTCTGTTCTGTCTTGTGTAATCATACGGAGCATTGAAACGAATACTATCATTACTTTCTGGTTCTGCGCCACCTTGAGCTGCTGATTTTACCGTAATAGAAACATTTGTATAACCGCCAATGTTTCCTTCTAAAGTAAATTTGTTAACACCATTTGCTTCTGCTTGGTTTGTAACAACATATTGTAAAATAACAATGTTATCGTCTTGTAATTTTTTACCAACTATACCATCACCAAAGTAAACTTGAAATTTGCCGGAATCTGTTTCTTGTAAAAAGTAAACTTCTTTATTTGCGTCAATCTCAGCTAAAGTGTTTGCATATGCAAAAACGGTTTGTTTTGTATCAATAGATGAAGTCTGTACTGCTACTTTTAGTGTAGATGTGTCCGCTCTATTAGACGGTATGATAAATTTTTGGTCTGCATCCTTAGTATCTACGGTGTACTTAAATGTTACTAAAGTACCTTCGTATAATTTAACATCTGAAAATCTGTAAACGCCAGCAGTTGGTGTAATTGTAATATCATCATTAACAACAAACTGATATTTTAATCCGTCAATAGTAGAATTAAAAATTGTGCCTTTGTTTAATGTTAAAGTTGTGCCGGCCGCATTATTAACAACAATGTCAACTACCGACATAGGTGCTTTTGAAGAAGCTGGTGTATAACCCAACATCTTAGCAATTGATACAATATTTTTTCTAATATCAGCACTATCTAAGTAAACTTCGTTTGTAGATAAACTTGCTAGATAAGCTAGATAGTGTGTGTTGTATGATAACAAGTCAACAAGAATAGAAAGACCAGAACCTTCAAAATTATAGTCCTGAAATTCCGTTTGACTTTTTAAAAATGTTTTTAGATTACCTTTGATTAGGTCAAAGTCTAATTCTGATATATCTAACTTACTACTTGGCATTCTATCTTAACCTTTGTAAAAATGTTGTGACTGAAACCGGTTCAGCTACTCCTTGAACATAAAAATAAATATTTACAACTAATCTGTTACCATCAATGTCATCATCAACGGTGATTTGTTCTAAACGAATTCTTGGTTCATAATTAACTAATACTTCTTCAATTTTTCTTTTTAAAAATATTCCTGTTAATGGTGTAAAGTTTTCAAATAATAATTCTCTTACACCACAACCTAATTCTGGTTTAAATGGCCTCTCATAAAAATTAGTCTGAACAAGATTTCTAACACTTCGTTTGACAGCGTTAACATCTGTTATCTTTACTATATCGTTAGTCACAACATTTCTGTTGAAATCTAAGTCGATATCAACGAAATTTCTACTTTGACGACTAGTAGTATTTGGATTAGTGGAATCGTATATTGCCATAACGGTAATATTTATACAGGTTTTTTAACCACCTGCAAAAACATTATCAGAACCGCTAATCATTGCGCCTGCGTCAGCGCTATCGTTTATTCTTGCAATTGCTTTGCCTTCTACAAAAACCGTTGACGAACCTACATTAACAAATCTTACATGCGGTGGACAAGGTGGTACGGGTGGTGCTGGATGAGATACGGTTGGGTCTGATACTCTTGCGATAAGAATACCATTAGCAAAACAAGTTGATTGTCCTGGTGTATCTAAAGTAGTTACACCAGTACACGCATGTCCGGTAGATAAACTATCACCTTTTCTGCAAATTGCTGGCATTACGCCCTCATTGCTTCTAATCTTGCTTTTTTAGCAAGTCGTTTTTTTTCTTGTTCCATGGCTTGTCTTATTTTTCTTCCCATTGGTATTTTTACAGATTGAGTGACTTGCTGTCCTCTTTTACTAATATATTCTACGCTTATTAAATTATCTTTGTAATTTGATTGAACTGACATTACAGCTTTCTTCAAACTAATCGCTTCTTTTTTATGTTCTTCGCCGGCTTCGTTCCAAAATAGGAACTCTCTCATTTTAGGCATAAACCCTTTCTATGCGCCGTTAAACCCCGCTTCTTGTTCTGATTTTTCTACATCAGCACAACGGCAATTTTTACAGCACTCTGTTTGAACTTGATTTCCGTCGCCATCTGTATTATTTTGAATACAAGTGTTTCCGCAATGACAATCATGTCCGCAATTGTTACAATTTGACATTATTTTTCCCTTTTTACTATTTATCTAAAAATTACAACTTGCTTTGGCAGCTCTCAATTCAGTTTCACCAAGATTTTCTCTATTCTCAAGCGCTGATTTGCCGATTTGCTCTAAATCTGGCTTAATTTCACAATTTTTTCGCATTCCAGAGCAGGAAATGACTAAAAAGAACAAAAGTAGTACAAAATATTTCATAAATCGTTGATTTTACTCGCTTATTTTTTGCATTTTTTTTAAAAAAACGCTTGCCAACGCTTATTTAGTAGTGTATTATGTATGTATAAGTTAAAAAAACGAAAGGAAAACACTATGAAAATGACAATTTCAATAATTTTAATCATTACAGGTATCATTATGGCTGCCGGTTCAGGCGGTGATTGTGACGGAAAGTGTATGGAATACGCAAATTCACTATCCGAGACACTTTTTTACGCATTTATTGGCCTTTGTATGATGATGGTTGGTGCAATTCTAGCCATAAGTGAAAATAATTCATAAAAAAGTGAAAAAAGCTGTTGCCAATGGCTCCAGATTTGATATAATATACACATAACTTGACGAAAGGACTAACACTATGACAATACAAGTAACAAAAACTGCAAAGACCTTAGATGAAGGCATTAAGAACTTGATTGAAGGTTCTAAACTTGACTATGCAAAATGGACTGAAAAAGGTCGTGCTGAAGGCTCAAGCTATTATGATGAAACTTTAGCGAACTTTGAAAAAAATTGTTCTGTACAAGATGGACAGAATTACATCAAAGTTGTGCGTGAAAACTCTGTTCACGCTTTTGTTATCAAAAAACTTACTGCAAAAACTGAAGCAAAAGGTTTTAAAGTTGGTGACATTTTGAAACCTGCCGGATGGCGAGCACCTGCTTTGAACAAAGCTCGTGGCAATGTACTTGAAGGCAATTTTTATATTAACTGGACAGGTCCTTTATACCTGTCTTAATTGAGAAAGGACTATATTATGAAATATGAAGTTTATTTTAATGCGTTTGGCGACAAAGATATTCATGTCGCTAATGTAAATATCGCTGATGATGTTCCTGTAATGGAAGCACTTGAAGAAGTGTATCGCAAGACTAACAACATTGAAGGCTCTTGGTCAAAAGGTCCTACTTTTGATTTCAAAGGTCAGAATATCACAAATGTTGATTATTCAGAAAATGTTGAAGTTGTAAAACCTCTACATGTTGATGATGAGGGAGTTGAATGGGGTCACCGTTCACTTTCTGTCGGTGATTATGTAATCGTTGATGATACAAAATACAATTGTGCAAATTTTGGCTGGGAGAAAGCCGCTTGAGTAAAGTACAAATAGAATACTTGAAGTGGTTTGGTACCGTCTGTTTCTTATCGGCGGCTACCTTACTCTCTTCAAACATAGAATTTAGTCGTTGGGGATTTTTTATCTTTCTTGCCGGTCATGTATCATTGACTTGGCTATTCTGGCGATTGAAAGATAATCCTATGATGATACAAAATGGATTCTTCATCTTCATTGATGTATGGGGAATTTATCGTTGGTTCTTTTAACGGAGTGTAGCGCAGCCTGGTAGCGCATCTGGTTTGGGACCAGAGGGTCGTAGGTTCGAATCCTACCACTCCGACCATTTACCATTTATATGGGGGTGTAGCTCAGTTGGTTAGAGCGCCTGCCTGTCACGCAGGAGGCCGAGGGTTCAAGTCCCTTCACTCCCGCCATTGCCATTACTGATAAAATGTGATATATATAACCATATGATTAATTCAAAAATTTTAATGTTAATGGCGGCCTCACCTGTAGTGGCATATTTACTTTACATGGTTGGCCTTGAGTTGTGGTGTTTAGCTTACGGATTACTTTATTAGTTTTATTTCTTACATCTTTTGTTAAAGCAGAACCACTAGAACTTACAATATATGCCTTGCGAAATTCTAGTGATTTGGTGTCTAAAACATATTCGTATGATGTAGTAAGTGGTGACAATTTAGATAAAGTTTCCTCAATCAATCTAGTACAATCCGGTCCTGACGGACAAATGACTTCCCTATTTACAAGAGGTACAAATTCAAATCACACATTGATTACTTTAAATGGTATTTCCATTAAAGATAACTCTACGCCTTTAGGAACAGATGACATTAGCCAACATTGGGGTTATGATACTTTAGAAGTTATCAAAGGTCCTATGAGTAGTGTATATGGTCCTAACGCAATAGGTGGTGTTATCAATATGATATCTTATCCTACAGATGAGAATAGTATTGATGTATCTTATGGAACACACGATACAAAACAAACAACTTTAAAATTAGGCCAATGGTTTGATAGTACACTTGTTGATTTAAGATTACAAAAGAAAACAAGTGATGGTATTTCAGTAGTTGACGGTAATGAAAAAGATGGTTACAATAATGCAAACTACAATTTACAAGTATCAAATGGTTTCTACAACTTTAAAAAATTACATACAGAAAACAAATCAGATTTAGATGGTATGTTAGATACATCTAATTACACAAGCACTTGGAAGTTTGATAACAATTATGTTTCATATAAAACAAAAGATACTGAGGTAACACTAAACAATGCAACACACAAAAGAAAGTATGATAAGTCAGGAACAATTGACAATTATAAAAACACTACCAACACCGTTTTGGCTAGTCACACATTACACAATAGTAAGTCTACCTCTTATACTATTGGTTCTGAACTTGAATTAACAGATGTTAAGTTTGATACTGCCATTTTAGGTTATGTTTCAAATGTTGATAAGAGTAGGTCAAATGCCGGTATATTTACTAGTGTTGACCATATTACTGATAGTGGTTACTTCATTCATAATGGTGTTCGATATGACAATTCAAATACATTCGACAATCAAGTAACATATAGATTGGCAACCGAAAAAGATGGTTACAGAGCAAGTATATCTACAGGTTACAAAGCACCCACCGTTTATGAAATGTATGGTAAAGACAATTATGGTTTCTTAGGTAATTCAAATCTAACACCTGAGAAATCTATCACCTATGAAATAGGTTACAGAAATCAAATTATTGACTTAGCATTGTTCACTACAGACATTGATAATATGTTGCAATATAGCAACAACACATATATTAACAATTCGAAAAAAAGTAACAGACATGGTGCCGAATTAGGCTTGACATATGATATAGGTTCTGTTACATTAAAGAATAACACAACATTCACTATTGCTGAAGACGGCGATGGTAACCAATTGACTAGAAGGCCACATTGGATGAACAATCTAAACATATCATATAAAGACTTTGGAGTTGATGTAAACTATTATGGTTCCCACCTTGACATTGACAACCAAACATTCGCAACTAAAAGTATGCCCTCAACAACTACAATAGATTTATTTTACAATCACACCAAAGGAGACTTGACATTCTATGGCAAAGTTGGTAATATAACAGATGTTGATTATGAAAGACCAGATGGTTATAATCAACTAGGCAGAACAATCACATTAGGTTTCAAAAAAACATTTTAGATTTTATTTAGCATTGAGGAGAGAAAGAGTGCGAAATGATTATCGTGGTCTTAAAATGACAACCGAGTATCTATTCTCGGTACATGGATTTAAAAATATTCCGTATCAATATATTCAGTCCGTCCTGGACTATTCACGCAATGTACGGAAAATCGTAGTTAAAGTTAACTTTCAAGTTGATGAGAATGGCAGGAAATGGCCTGAAACATTCTCTGTTAGTAAAGTTAAAAACAAATCTGCCCGTAGCTCAGCTGGATAGAGCAACAGCCTTCTAAGCTGTGGGTCACAGGTTCGAATCCTGTCGGGCAGGCCAATTTCTAAAAGGAGAAAAGTTTTGAATAAAACCTATGTCTGTGATGTTATACATGATGAAGAAACTGGAGACCAAATTCTCCAGTTTCCTGAAAAACTAATTGAGCAATGTGACTGGCGAATTGATGATACATTATCATTCAAACATACACCTGAGGGTATTGTATTGACCAATTTAGACTGGCAAAAAAGAAGTAAACGAGCTAAACTTTTAAGGAAATGAAAATGGCTGAAACTAAAAAAGGTAGTACCTTTATTAAACATTATTATTCTCATACATTTGAGGATTGCCCACACTACACGGCAGAAATTACCGTTGATGAGGATGCAAGTCTTTCAGATATGTGTCGTGCTTTTGAATTGTTTTTGAAAGTATCTGGCTATGAATTTTATGGTTATGTTGACATTGTAAAAGATGAAGATGAACCTGTACACAATTATGTTCCTACAGGTTATGTACCTAAAAAAGGAAAGATGGACACCTTTGACGAAAAGATGTAAAGAAGCGGCAGTGGTGGAATAGGTAGACACAACAGACTTAAAATCTGTAGGCGACAGCCGTGCCGGTTCGAGTCCGGCCGGCCGCACCATCTTATTACCAATTATTTGTGGACTTGGTTATTCTATGTGCTAACACTTTACCTTTATTGGTACCGTGTTTAACAATATAACCAGATGTCCCATTTGCATTTATATCAACTTCTTTTCTAGCACCAAATAACACTTTTACTTTTTCTAATAAAGTTTGTGCTTTGTGTCTAGCTTTGAATAAATGGGTGAACCTGTCTGTCATACACCCTCCTTTAGTTAAAGTTAGGTGCGTTTCTTCGGCAATGCCTACTTCCGTCCCAAAATGGGATAAACGATATTAATTATTTATATAACCAAGGATACCAAAAGGCTGATACTAAGTGAAGTGTTTTATGCACGGCCTTCCAATCACATTCTAACCATTCTGTTTCATAGTCATATTCTTGGAAGTTGCCAGCGTTGAATTGTGTGTGTTGCATTGCACTATTTAGTTAACACAAAGTACAACAATCAGATGTTCCACAATTTTCGTGTAAAGGAACTTTATTTCTCTTTAGAGCTTCTTTTAGTTTGACTACCATATCGTAAATCATACTATCTGTGTGATAAGGACCTGGTGTAAATCTTAATCGTTCTGTACCAACTGGCACCGTAGGATAATTGATAGGTTGTACATATATGCCATCTTTGTAAAGTAAGTCGTCTGATATTCGTTTACAAATAACGGCGTCACCAATCATTACAGGTACAATGTGTGATACATTATGCATAACAGGTATTCCTTCTGCTTTCATAATATCTTTGACCTTTTGACTTCTTTCGTATAATTCTTCTCTTAAATAATGATGTTCTCTGACATACTTAACACTTGTCAATGCGCCTGCACAAATAACAGGTGATAATGATGTAGTAAAGATAAAAGCAGGTGCAAGACTTCGTATAGCGTCTAAGAATACTTTTTCACCTGCGATATAACCACCTTGTACGCCAAAGCCTTTTGCAAGTGTACCATTAATGATATCAGGTTTAGCACCAACACTTTCACAAACACCGCCACCATTTTTACCGTAGAGACCGACACCGTGTACTTCATCTATGTAACTGATTGCTTCGTATTGATTACATAAGTCAATAATCTGATTAATCGGTGCAATATCACCGTCCATAGAATAAACACTTTCAAAGACCACACATTTAGGACCTTTGATAGATTGTAAATGATATTCTAAGTCTTGTAAGTCATTATGTTTCCAAATAACTTTGTTTGCTTTTGAATGGCGAATACCTTGTATGATAGATGAATGATTGTTAGCGTCTGAGATATAAGTTAAATCAGGTATCACTTTCGCCATTGTTTCTAAAGTGGTCTCATTAGCATTAAAAGCACTTGTAAACAATAAAGCACTTTCTGTATTATGCAACTTGGCTAATTCTAATTCTAATGCAACATGATAGTGTGTTGTGCCTGAGA